GAACTGACCGAAGCTGTTTCTTGCAGTGTAAGGGCTAGGAACTACAAAAGTAATTTCTCCCCACTCTTCTAAAGCTTCTTTAGTTAACTTACCTTGAAACTGTTCGCCAAAAGCACTGACTTGTTCTATCGCTAACATTTCAGATTTACCAGCAGCTAATATCTTTTTAAGCTGGGCTTTGCTTTTAGGTCTTGAGTCCATTCCGTCTAAAATGAAAATACCTTGCGCACTCATTTTTTACCATCCTTTATTTTGTCTTACCTACATAGTGTAATACTTTGTGATACTAATGCAAGTTATTCTTCCTCTAATTGTATATAAGTTATTTTTAGTGATTCTTTACAGACAGAGGGCGATTGACCGCACATCCATTTGTTGTCCATTAATTTTCGTAGTTGTTTGCCGCATACATTGCATTTAGGTTTAGCCATATATTTCTAAGTAAGCATCTATTATGTTGTCAAAGTCAGCCGAGTCTGTAATTCTCTTAACATTGCCGCATTCTACAATTTCATCGTGATTGTTTTTAGTTAAGATAGAACGTCTGTGACCTACGCCCGCGTGTGTAGATTTATATTGAACTTTGCAAACATAAAATGCTTGCCCATTCCTTTCTATCTCTTCGTATATATTAAGTACCTTGATGTCTGCTCTTGCATCTCCTACTTGAATTGTCATTGTCTAATCATACTATGAGTTATAAATGTGATTGACTAACTCTATAGCTTTTTTTTGTGGTAGTCGTAAACGTGCATAAATAGATTCTGAATCTGTAAGTGTTGTATTTACATCAGCATATACGTCAGTCTCTGTATCTGTAAAAGTATGTTTAGTGCCTGCTGCTAAAACTTTTTGCCAATTATCTTTTGTTTTTTTCTCTTCCCAAGTATCTAGTGCTATTTCTAACACTAACGCTGTTTCAAAGCTCATATTTTTTATCTATTCTTTCTCTTTGTTTTATTTCGTACTGAATTAACCATGCTTCTCTATCTCCACCATTGGATATATGAATCATGTATTCTTGCATAGCATCGGGTGGCAACTTATCTAATAAGCGTGCCAAACGTCTGCTAGTCATTGCGCTAACTTTCATTTACTACTATTTAACTTTCCGTCTATGTAAACTGGTGCTTCTGCAACAGTTACTGCTGTTCTATCTAGTATAACAACATGATTTTTACTACCGTCTAAAGGTTTGACGGGGTATGCTTGATAACCCATTGCAGTTAAACGCCGACCTATGTCAACTTCTACTAGGGCATTTGCCTCTCTATACATTCTAGTATTATTAGCGCTATATCTTCCCTTCATTTCAAATTTATCGTAATAACCCATTCTTGCTTCGTGCGCTTCTTTCGCTACTTTTTGCAATACTTCTTCACTTGGCATTCTTATACCTTTTGGTAATAGTATTGCCTGCACTACGCCACCTTCTCCGTAACCTTCTGATTCGCCAAATTGATTTGCATATTGTACAGCAACAGATATATCTATATCGGTATATGTTCCCTGTCCATAAACTCCAAAACCTGCATAATACTCTCCATCAATAAATTCTTCGTGCATTTGAAGTCCAGTCTTAAGTATTGGTGCGCGTTTAACTTCTTTTACACCCAGTTCTAATTCAAACAACACATCATCATATATATCTCTAAACATAGGATGACCAAACATAGACTGTTCTATGTAACCCTTCGGCGGCATTGTAAATTTCTTATTGTAATCAGAGTCATTTAATACGCCAAAACGTTCAAAGGCTTCATCAAGCGCATCTGCATCTATAAGTTCTATCTCAAACCCTACAATGTTTTGATTGCTTATATGTTTTTTTAATTCTTTTACATAATCTTCTGATTTATAAAATACAAGTCCGCCTTCTTCCACATACGGCACGTTGTTACTAGGTGCAAATCCATTAGATATATAATCTAGTCGTTTAGCAGCTGCTGTTTTTGTACGTTGTGCAACTCGTTCGCTTGTAACATCAACTTGGTCAGATAATCCACGTAGTACAACAACATCATTGTCTAGTTTGTTATTGACAATGTTTATACTTTGATAATCACTTCTTGCGCCTTGTTTTTGTAACGCTGCCATTGTAGGTAATGTTTTTGGTTTACCAGTAAAGCCTTGTTGTTCTGCAACTATATACAGCGGTGCATCATCGGGTTTTAAGCCTTGACTATTAAATAGTGCTTTTCTAGCTTCTATTTTTGCAAGGTAAGCTTGGTTAACAGAACCATCTGCATTTGTTTGATAATCTATCATTTCATCTAGCCTGTCTGTAGGTACATTGTTTTTTCTTACTACCTTTTGCGTTGCTTTAGTATTTTTAACCTTTAGTCCGTCAGCTCCTTTAGCAGCTCTTTTAGCGACTATCTTTCCATCTTTATATTCAAGGTCAATACGTTGTGGTATTGCTTGTCCAGTGGACGGGTCTATTTCGCTGTACCTGTTAATTATCTGTATATCTTCTAAATCTTCTGATATGATGTCTGACTCTAGTAAATCTACTAAGAATCCTTCGTTATCAGCCATTGCTTCTCTACCAAGTAAATCTAAAGTTTTTTCACGCAGCTGCTTACCTGCACTGTCAGTTTTGTTTATATTTTTAGTCATACCATCTAATACTTGTTTAGTAACATAACGACCACCCCTTCCAGTTGTAAGAACGTTGTTAAAGTTTCCTTTTATGTACCTATCAACTACAGAATCGACTGCTTGTTCTTTAGTAAAGTTAATAAACATAACATCTGCTTTTGCATAATTATTTTTTTCAATTAATTTAGTTGCAGCTTCTATAGGTCTTGTTGAACCTAACGTCACGTCATGTATAATGTTTAATCTTTCTCTACCTACTTCATCAGTTGCTACCTTAAGCATTGCGGATGATTCACTGTGTATTATGTTTGCAGCTTCAAATCCAAATAACCCTGTATTGCCAATAGGTGTTCTTGATACAATAGCTTCACGTACTTCAGTCAGAATATCTTTACTAAAATCTTTGTTTAATATATCTTTTGCTATATCGGGGTGTGTTGCATTTATAAGTTTATACAATGGATGGCTTTTTTCTAATTTAGAACCTGCTGCCGTTGCATCTGCTGCAATGAACAACTCTGACATTTTCTTATCTATATTTTTATCAATTTTACTTGCATAATCTCTAATAATGATTTCTGTCTTAAAGTCGTCAGTATTTAATATGACATAATCATCTAAGTTGTAAGTTCTTATTGAGTCAACTTTACCTTTATTAGCTAGTGTGAACGTTTTACCCGATGACGGCAAACCACCAGCTATGACTTGTTGCCCATCTGTTCTAGCGCCAGCTGCTTTTTGTTCTAATATTTTTCTATCAATAGTTTCTTGCCATTCTTGTTTTAAATTATCTTGCCATGCAATAACTGGTTTACCTTTGTTATTATCCCATTCCCACTTACCATACTTATTGGCGTAATGTTTAGAACCACCTTTTGAAAGAATGTAGTTAGTTAAGTCTTGTTTGCTTTTTATATTTTTTGGTAATGGTGGCGGTGCGTGAAAATTAGCATTATCTTCTAAGTAATTCATTACACCTACATCGGATTCATAAAACTTATAAAAAGCATATCGTAAATCTTTTTGCTGCTGTACTGTTAACTTGTCAAAACTATCTACACCGTAATCTTTTATGTTTGGCGGTTCAAGTACTGCTGCAACATCTGCTCTAACTTGTGGGCTAATAAGTCTTGGGTCTATTCCTGTAAAGCCACCTGCTTGATTGACTAACTTGTTCAGCTGGGGTAAATTACCTTTTGCTTGGTCTAATACTTCTACTGGTATATTGACAGATTCTGCTAAACGTCTTAGTCTCTGTTCTCCAGTAAACCAGCCTAAAGAGTTACGTTCAAGTAAGTTTTCTAATCTTCTTCGTTGTGCTTTATACTGGGCTGCTCTTTTCTTAGCGCCAGCTGCACGATTCTTGCTGCCATTCTCTCTGTATATCTTTTCTTTTAATCTATTTGTTTTTTCAAGCTTTTGTAATCTACGTATCTTGCTGCGCCTATCTCCATTTACGCTGTCATCTGTATTTGTTGGCGGTTCTGAATAACCATCAATATATACTTGCAGCGAATGTGTACAGTTAGGATGAAATAGACCATCAGCTTTTGCATTATCTAAACTAGGCACTTCGTGAAATTTGGGTGGTATCTTTTCTAAGTCATTAGTTGTTCGTATGACTTTTCCTTCATAGGGTCTGCATACGTCACATTCCATTGGACTGTCTGTAACGAAACTTAGATACTGGTCTGCATCTTCATATCTATCTATAGAACCTTGTACTTGTGCATTACCAGCAATAGTTCTGATTGACGTTTCAGCGTAAGCATCTATCCCCATCTTCCTATTGCCGACATTTATAGTCTTTATACCTTTATCTAATAAATTGTTAACTGCTATTTCTGTTGCATCTTGTAACGTTGCGCCACCACTTAAAACAAGTGCAGCTGCGGACTCTGTAGCTTCTCTGTATGCGTCTTGTACTCCATTTACAATAGATAACTTGTTAACTCTGTTACCCATACGGTTAATTGCAGCATCCATAAGTCCATCTAGTGCATATTGTGATAAGGTTTCAAATCCCCCGCTCACATCGGGTGTAAGACCAGCTGCTAATAATTCGGTTGCTGCTGTCTGTTCCCCAATAGAGTATGCTATTTCTACTGCATTAGTTATTGATGTAGGTATTGCTGCAATAGCTTTATCTGCTTGTTTTGTTGCTTCTTCAAATAGCCTTGTAAAAGATTTTTGTTTAAATTGTAGCCAAGATTCTACTGATGTTATATATTCAACATTAGTATTTCCGTCTAGGATTTCATTTGCCGTAAGCTCTGTTAAAAAATCAGCAATGTCTCTGAATACTTCAGCTTGTGATTCAACTAGCTGTTCATTATTAACTGGGTCATAAGCCATATCATGGTAAGTCTAGGACATCAGATACGTTTTGGTCTGCTAAATTAAAGTTAGTTGCTATCTTAAGCACTTCTTCTTCTACTTCTTCTTCTGTTAAATCGGGATTCAGTAGTCTAACTTTTGTATCAAGTGATGCAGCCTGCGCTCTATGTAGTGATTCAATGACTGTTGCAGATTCTCTAACATCTTGTTGTACTGCATCTTGCCATTCAACTCTTAAGCTCATTGGTTTATATTGCGCTCCAAATATTTCAACATCAAGGATTTGCAGTTTTTCAAGTATCTCTTCTAATGGCTGTGTGTAGTATCTTTGCTTTTTACCTTGTGTTGTGAATGTTTTACGTTCTCTAAGTTTAAGTGCAGTACCCGATTCAGCTCTACCTTCTATGTTTATGCCGAATGATTGCGGGCTATAACCAGCAGCTGTAACAGCTCTATCTATAAGTTCCATAACAGTTGTCTTGTGTTGTTGGTCTCTAATCTCAAATTGTACTGGCTGTATGCCTTTGTTCTCTGTGTTTGGGTCTATCTCTAAACCTGTAAAAACTTCTGCATCTATATCGAATGCTGTACCTCGTCCACGACCTCTTCTTTCTAGGTATTCTGTAGGCACAATAATTCTTGATTTACCAAGTCGAACGTCTCTCATCCATGATGTGTAAGCTTCATCTATTGCGTCCATTAAGCCTTCTATGCCATCGTAATCTGAACGACCGTATTCATAACCTTTTAATCTTCTTAGTGGTCTCTGATTTGGTACATAAACTGAAGCTAATGTATCGAACGGTAAAACTATTTCATCTTGTAAGTCAGCTGTCTCTTGTAATTTAGTTAACTCAACTCTGTTACCAATATTTGTCTTAGTGCCTTGATATAATGCGTGATGTATTAATCCATCTTCGTGATGTTCTATATGTCTGTAATAATCTTGACCATCTGATGAATCATATTCAGTAACATAACCAACTGCTACCATTTTTCCATACATAAATGTTGCAATAGCTCTATCGGGTGCAACTACCTGTATTGTTGGGTGTTTCATAAACTCTGTGTTCCAAACTAAACGTAAAAATACACCACCTAAAGCAGATGATGTTTCTCCAGCTTCAAGTAGTTTATTTTTAAGTCCGCATTGTCGTAACAACTCATCTAAATTATCTTGTGTGTTCAGAACATCGTTTTCTCCAGCATCATCATCACTAACAATAAAACTTGGTGGTTCTGAAAATAATAAATCAGAACTTGTTTGTGCAATATCGCCAGCTAATGGAACGTGTATTTGATGTCTATCTATTTGTAATTCTGTTGCCCCTTTACGTGTCCAAAACATGTAACGTCTTGGTCTGTAGTCCTGTGGAACGTCAGCATAAGTCTTACGGAGTACAGCTGGGTCTCCACTATGCCAAGCATTGTGTTCTTGATACACTCTAAAAATGTGTTTATGATTTTCGGGCGGATAAGCCGAACCGTTTTCGGGCAGTCTTAACATTTAATATCGTTTCTTTTTTTTAGGCATTCCTTTTTTCTTTGCCTTTTGTGCTTTTGGATAACCTTTTTTCTTCGGCATCTTTTAACTAACTCCTTTTAATCCAATGTCGCCATATAGCGCCTAAACTTATACATGCGTATCT